CTAGGTCCCGAGGTGTACCACTCATACACTTTTTGGTAAATTTCTGGATTACCAGACGCCGCAGCCGCCTCCTGTTCTGAGTGAGGATCGTCAATGATCAACAAATCGGCACCTTTACCAGTCACAGTACCACCTACACCGATAGCGAAGTACTCTCCATTCTTATTCGTAGCCCAACGGCCAGCAGCTTTACTGTCCTGACGCAACTTAACTCCTGGAAACACACTCGCATACTGTTCCGAGTCCACCAAGTTCCTGACCTTACGTCCAAAACCAACAGCTAGATCTGCCGTGTTAGAGCACTGGATCACTTTCTTGGCGGGGTTCTTACCCAAAAACCAGCTAGGTAGTAAGTACGAGGCAAATTCAGACTTAGTATGTCTCGGCGGCATGTTAATAATCACCCGCTTCATCTCTCCTTTAGCGATAGCTTCAAATTTCTTAGCCATCAGGGCGTGGTGTCTCCCATGCACAAAGCCCGGCCACATCATCTTCACGTACTCCATGAAGCTAACCTGAGCTTTTTCCCTCTCAACTGCCGCCTGGTAAACCTTCACCTCATCCAATAACTTATCGTACAAAGCCGGATCTAGTTTATCTAACAGCTTATCTAAGTCATCCTTGGGATTCACTACGTTCATCATTACTCAATATCCCTAAAGTTAATGTACACAGGACGAATACTGCGCCGGCCAGCTACTCTCTTGACTACACCCAACTTAACCAATCTATCCACAATATCTTTTGTATTCCCAATGCCTGTTTTTCCACGTACATCCGCAATCTGCCGGAGCGTAGGACTACACCCATACTTCTTCCACCACTCATCCACAATGATAAAAACATCCTTCTGAACCGGACTCATACTCTTCTCCATACACTCTTCATAACTCATCTCCCGCCGTCTTATCATGTCTCGATTTATAACAATTTGCATAAGTTGCCTATTTTTTAAGCAATGGTAACGCTTACCATTGGGGTGGGTTTACCCTTAGTTTTTGAAAATATATATACCCCACCCCTATTTTGTTTCAAAAGGTGACGGGGGGTCTTTCCAAAAGTCATCGTCTGGGTCGCTCTCTGGGAAAGAAGCACCCCCATCTGGTTTTTCTGCTGACACTTCGAGTGGAATACTATGTACATGTGAGGGGGGACTCCTACTTGGCAAATCGGGGGGTAGGGGGTCGCCCTCGGCAGCCTGGACGATCGCCAACGGGGGAGGGTCAAGCTCAGCCAATAGAGAATCGGCGTCTTTTACGGTCACATCTATTGCAGTGCCATGCACCAATGTTCTAAGCTTGTCCAATAGCTGAGCCCTTGCGTCTGTGCTCGATGTGATGTGCTCGACGACCTTTCTCTCCGTAAAGGCTGACACTTCCGTAACAGTGCCCAATACCTTAGCCGCCGCCGTAATCTGTCCGGCTTTGCTCTCCGGATCGGTGATCACCTTAACTAAGGAATGAATGACGAGGGAGCGCAAGTGTTCGGGCGTATGGTATGCACGAGCACTTTCCGCCAGTTGAATTGCCTCGATTTCCCTTTGAATGCCTTTATGCTTTTTTAGCATGCTTGCGTTATTGCCCACTGTCTTAGCCCTTTGGGTGGTCACGTTATAGGCCTTACGCATTGCACCGGCTCCGGTTTCCCCTTGAGCTACCAAACGTGCAAACGTTTTTTGCTTGTGCGTAAGCTTTCCCTTCACACCTAGTATTTGATCGATGGGCACCTGTTCGAGTGCTTCCCTTACTTGAGATCTTTTCATGCTGCTTTGCTTCGCTTGTTTACCCGCCGCCAATGATACAGAACAAATGCAGAACTGTCACCAATGTGACAACCTGGGGTCTAAATATATGGTATGTGAGCCGGTTTTGCCTCTGAAAATTGATTGTTTTTGATGTGCTGCAGCCTGTCACCTAAGTGACTGACAGACCTATTGACAACTGTCAGCATTGCCTTCTGTAGTACCCCATTAACGAAACAAAGGAAACCGCCACATGAAAGAATCAGCACTTATTAGACAAGCCCGCCGAGAACTGGCGCAGTGCGAGAAGGATATAAACGCCGGCATCCACAGAGAGATAAAGGGTGCCGAACTGAGCCGCCGCCGAGCTTTAATTGCACACGAGAAAACCCGCCCGCTTTACCTTATCGCTTGCTCCGGCTCGAAGCTGGACAAGCCCGCCAAAGCCCGAGATTTGTATCAGGGACAAGCTTTTAAATTTGCCATGGAAGCCGCCGCCCGAGCCGGTGCCGATGTTTTGATTCTCTCCGCTTTGCATGGTGCCGTTGATCCGGACGCCGTCCTAAACCCCTATAACGTCACACTGTCAGACATGACCCAAGCCGACCGCCAAGCTTGGGCGCAACGCACCGCCGCCGAGCTTGAGCCGTATCAGGGACGAGCCGTCACAGTGCTAGCCGGTGCCAACTATGCAGCCGCTTGCACAGACCTAGACGCCGCCTATCCGCTCGCCGGCCTCGGGATCGGTCAGCAGCTTGCCGTTTTAAAGAATTACAAAAAGAAGCCGGAGCCCGCCGGACAAATTCAACAATTAGCCCTTGAACTTAACTGAAAGAAACCACCATGACAAACAATGAAATCATTCTCTCAATGTATCGGAACCATTACGCCACTTGGGAAATTCTCGCCCACTTAATGATTCGAGAAGTAAGACGCCCCGCAGCCATCAAAGCAATTACAACCACCCTCCGCTTGAAGCCCGACGAAGTGACCGCCATGCTCGATTCATTCGAAAACAACATTTAAGGAAAAACCATGCAATCAAATATTTTCAACATCAAAGACAACTTGCGCCACTTTGGGTTTCATTACGTCCTATGGGCGGAAGGCCTAAGCATTCGAACCCTTTACAACCTATGGATTGCCGCCGGAATGATCCGCCACGAATCAAAAACAAATTGAAAGCCCACCATGAAAAACCTACCCAAATCACTTCACACAATCACCGCTTGGGTGAATGTCGCCCGCTTTTTAGCAAAGCAAAACGGATTGTCCCCAAACAATGCCGCCCATGCCGCCGCCCACATTTTGCGACTGGACGAAATGACCGACACCCACGAATTAAGAGCCGCCGTAATTAAACAACTTGAAAGAGCCTAAAAATGACGCACAAAGAAATTAAAGCCCTATTTTGGGAAACCTTCCCCGAGCTTCCCCGCCGCCGTTACCGGTACTCTTGGAACCCAAAAGACAAAACCGCCGAGCTTGTCTACCCAATCGACACCCGCTGCACTTTCGTTGACTTTATCGATGGCTTGCATAGAGACGGACAAATAACCGACAAACAAGCAAACGCAATCACACTTTGAAAGAAACCACCATGACAAACCTCAGAGACTTTAACCAAATGATCAATGCCGAAATTTTCACACCGGACGACCTCACTTATGCCGTTGACACCCTCGCCGACATTCGAGCCCAAATAGCCGAATTGAAAGCCCGAGAAGATACCTTCAAAGCCGTTTTGATTGCCGCCGGACATGCCGCCGTAGATGGCACCGCCCATAGAGCCGCCGTAATCCAAGAGCAAAGAACATCGACCGACTGGCAAGCAATCGCAACAAAATTGAACGCAAGCCGCCAACTGATAACCGCCCACACATCGACCGGTGAACCCTTCTACAAAATCAGAATCTCAGCCCGAAAGGTCACATCATGAAAATCACGATACAGGTTAAAACGATATATGGAAATCAAGTCATTTACCCCAAAGATGAAACCGCCCAAGCATTCGCCAAAATTGCCGGCACTAAAACCCTCACCCTCGAAGCCCTCCGCCTGATCCAAGGCCTAGGCTATGAAATCAACGAACACAAAGAAAGCTTCAAATTATGAAAACCCGAGACCTTAATTTTTACAGTGATCCCTCCCATGGTTGGCTTGAAGTAAAACGAGCCGACCTTATCGCTTTGGGGATTGAAGACCAAATCAGCCGCTTTTCTTACGAACAGGGCGCAAGGGTCTACCTTGAAGAAGACAACGACATGAGCCGCTTTATGGAAGCCGCAGCAGCCGCCGGATGGACAATTAAAACCGCCGACTTTCACAATGACGCCGAAAGCTTTATCAGGCTTTTAAAAGGTTACCAATCGACCGCCGCCGCTCGCCAGTCCATCGCCGCTTTTTACGATAAAAACCCGAATTTAACCCTTGCCGATTTATCTCGCTTTACAGGTAAACCGGTTAAAGAACTTAAAGCTTTTTTAATGGAGCAGAAATAATGAACCCGCTCGGATATATCGCCTATGAGGGAAAGAGCCTCATCGACAAAAGCCCAATTGTCGTCATTGTGACCGCACTCAATAGCAGTGCAAACAGTAAAACCGGCAACATGGTGCAAACGTTTATTTTGCGCTCAGACGTTGACCCAGTCACCGCCGCAAAAACCGGTCAGGATTTTGGGATCTGCGGCGCATGCCGGCACCGCCCCAAGGCCGCAAAAATTACCGGTGAGCCGCCTTGTTACGTTAACAAGGGTCACGCCCCCTTGCAGGTCTTTAAAGCTTACAAAAGGGGAAGGTATACCAAAGCCACACCGGAACAAATTAAAACCGCCCTAGATGGGCGCATTGTGCGCCTAGGCACCTATGGCGACCCCGCCGCCGCACCGGTGGGCATATGGGAAGAAATCATAAAAGAAGCCGCCGGACACACCGGATACACCCACCAATGGAAGCGCACCGGCTTTGATGTTGACCGGTGGAAAAAATTAGTAATGGCAAGCGCAGACAATTTAGACGATGCAGCCTTCGCCAACTTAAACGGAATGCGAGCCTTTAGGGTTTCAATTGGAAACGACCGACAAGCCGCCGAGACGATTTGTCCCGCCAGTTCAGAAGCCGGAAAGAAAACCACCTGCGCCAATTGCCAATTGTGCGCCGGCACCACCAAAGCCGCCCGAGATATCGTGATTCAAGATCACGCCGCCGGTTATCGTAAACGCATTGAAATAATGAAAGCTTAAACCATGCAAAAACTTATGAGAGCCAAATTTGCGGGTATTTGCTCACGCACTGGAGCCCGAATAAATAAAGGGGATGAAATCATTTTCGACACCTACACCCGCACCGCTTACATTACAAACGAAGACGACACGCCCCGAATAAATTCAATCCGCTTTGGGGATAAGACTTTTTACAGAAACGCAAAAGGCCGGTGTATTGACGCACCATGTTGCGGCTGCTGCACTATTTGAAAACCAGGTTTTACCAGGTTATTTAACACATGAAAAAACACACAAAAAACCGAGACGAAAGAATTATGCGGCGGGCACAATCCGCCCTTGATTTTCTGACTGTCCTACTCATTGCCGGCGCATTGACCGCCGGAGCCCTTCATTATTTCGACGTCCTAATTCCATGAAACACACAGAAAACGATTACATCAAAGCCGGCTTTAGATTTGAGAAGGGGCAAACACCCGCCGAAAATTTGCGAGCCATGCTAGAGACGGAAACAATAGACGACAGGTCAGAAGCCCGCCGTTTAATTGAACAAGGCCGGCACGAAGCCCGCTTGTCGCATAAGTGACTGACAGGGGCACAAGGTGCCCCGACAATTCAAAAACTTCAACAACCCAAGAAGGGAAAAACCATGCTCGAAACTGTAGAAAAACAAGCCCCCACCACCATAGGAGGAGGCAAAAAAATACAACTGAAAAACCTCAAGCATTCCGATTTTGCCAGTCAGGAAACCTACTGCTTCGAGGCTAGCGTATACATTGACGGAAAGAAAGCCGGCACTGTATCAAATCAGGGATGCGGAGGTTGTCATTCATACCACCCAAACACCCTGTACCAACTGCTAAAGGCGGAGGCGGATAAGTTACCACCGCATGAGTGGAGGCTTAATGAGGAGGTGTTAACGATCCAACCCGATGCAGACACCATCATCAGCGAATTAGTAACCGAAGCCCTTGCAATCAAAGACCTAAAGTCCGGCATGAGGAGGCGCATTCTATTCATTGGTGAGAACGGCGAAGTCTTTGAAACCCAAGCAATGACGGCGGCGGCACTTGCCGTTCAATTAGTACGAAAAGACCTGTACGAAAAACTCAAAACGAAAACGATTCTCAATCTCTTACCTTTCCCCGAAGCTTTATCAATTTACATCAAAGGAGAAAAATAATGGGCTTTACTTCAAAATGTTGTGCCAAGACAAACCTACCGGTTTTAAATCAATACAAGGGACACCCCGAATTTAGTGAGGTGGTCGCCCTGCTGCCCGATGGTCGGATCATCAAAGGATCTTATGACGGCTATTGCAGGGTCGGCGGCGAAGATGTGAAAGAAACGCCCGAGGGCAAGTGGATATGGGAGAAGGTTAAATTTGTCCTAGCCCCACACTACAACGGCGAAACCTACAACGAACTACCCAAGTCACATGATGAACTTGCACAGGGTCATTTCATGGCTGACGAATTCTTAGACCACTGTAGACAGGTGGGCTCATTTAAAAATCGTGCCGCTTATGTGCGGGCTTTCAAAAAATACGCAAACTGGTAAAAGGAAAACTATCATGCCAAACTGGTGCTCAAACTCCCTCAAATTAACTGCAACAACCGACAACAACCGGAAGCTTTTGGACGAATTGGAAAAGCAATTCGACAGTAGCGACAAGGCCGTAATTTTCGACATGATCAAACCCACACCCTTAGACCTGCTCGAAGGCAACGGATGGTACGACTGGCGGATAAAAAACTGGGGCACAAAATGGGATGCCACTTTGCTTCGAGCAACCCGCAAAAAGAATAGCGCAACCCTGTACTTTGAAACTGCATGGGCACCTCCGATTGAGATCTATAAGGTGCTAGAGGAGGAGGGCTTTAAAGTCGAAGCCACATACGTAGAGCAGGGTATGCAATACGCCGGTCATTACAAGAAAGGGGTGGACTTTACAGATGACAAACCCCAGTTCTTACTTAACCTGTATGACGAAGAGACGGATACCTTTAACGAAGACCAGTCCGACATGGCGGCTTACTTCCTGAAGGCCGGATTCAAACATTCACCTATGACATTCGGAGGCTAACATGAACCAAGCAGAACGCTTTGCCATCAACGAGTGGCTTTCAGATTACCCCGAAGACAAGACCTTTGACGAAATCATGGATCTAATCCGTGAAGATGACGAGTCAGTAACCGCATGGGAATTAGTAGAAAACTACCCTGCAGCCGACCTCATAGAAGTTATTTACAACACAAAAATGCACTTTGAAGCAGTAACCAAACCAACCAAAGGAGAAGTGAAATGACTGCAATGACTAAAACGCAAATGGTAAACGCTTGTGCTGACCACGAGGTGGACTGGTTCTTTGACAGAGAGCCCGCAGAACAGAGAGAGGTGTTCCGGCACATCCAACTGCATGGGTTTGAAGGGTTCAAGAATGTATCTGACGAAAGCTTGTTTGAATCATGCGTTCACAACGGCACATTTTTAATGGAGGAATAAATGAAAGTGTCTGAACTGATAGCACTGCTGCAAAAGTGCAATCCCAATACGGAGGTCTATACCTTTAACGACCATGACATTCACGCCATTACCATGGTGGACGAGATCGATGAATGGGTTCACCTTAACTTAGGAGAGAAGCAATGAAACCATGGCACCAATACACTGAAGAAGGGATTGCCGAACTGGCGACCGAAGCTTTGAATGTTGCAGTCGCCCACATCCAAGACAAACTGGGTGTGGACACCGGCGACTTTGCCGGACTGTACTTTTCGGGCAACCGACAAGGTGGTATGGAGGCGATCTTCAAGCAGTACATAGAGCAAGAGATCCATTGGAATCAGGAGATCTCATCATGAAGGTGCTAGTAGCCTGTGAATACTCAGGTGTGGTGCGTGATGCCTTTGCCAAGGCCGGACACGATGCCACATCCTGCGATCTGCTGCCGTCTGAATCCCCGCATGGAAAACACTTTCAAGGGGATGTGATGGAGATCCTGGAAAAAGATTGGGACATTTTGATTGCCCATCCACCATGCACTTACCTGTGCGTGTCAGGCATTCACTGGAACAACAAACGACCCGAGAGAGCAGCTCAAACCGAAGATGCGCTTAAATTTGTGGAGGCTTTGCTTGGCGCCGACATTCCAAAGATCTGTCTTGAGAATCCAATTGGCGTGATATCCACCCGCATCCGTAAGCCAACCCAAATCATTCAGCCCTACCAATATGGACATGATGCAAGCAAGCAAACCTGTCTCTGGCTGAAAAATTTACCACCTCTGCAGCCAACTGAATTTGTTGAGCCCCGCATTGTGATCACCCCAAGTGGAAAGAAAGCCAATAGATGGGGCAACCAATGCGACAACTACGGCCATGACAGTCTGCCGCCTAGCGCAGATCGATGGAAGATTAGAAGTGCAACATACCAAGGCATTGCCGATGCCATGGTGAACCAATGGGGAGGCTTAGCATGAACCCATACATCTACATTCTGATGGAGGAGGTCGACATAATAGCCGCCTACACCACCCGAAAAAACGCTGAATGGCACGCCAAAGAATTAAAACTTCGCAACTGGCACATCATCGAAACAAGGTTACTTTAGTGCCCATTGCTTTGATAAGGGACTGTCCCGCACGAAACAGTCCCATTCTCAAATGAGTATCGTTAAAGTCCTCACCAACGACATCACTCATCCAGTAAGGCCAACCAATCTCTTTGGCTACTTTCTCCCCAGTCCCGCTCTCATCATTGTCTGCCACAACAAACCCACTCTCCAGTGTGGAGGCGACCTTCTTCAAATTACCTGCACTGAAGCAGACATGGATGTTGTACCTGCGCTTGTAGGACTTTAGGACATGGCGAATAGATAAGGCCGTAGCATAACCCTCGCACAGAATATGAAAGCCCTTGTTATCGAAGCAAAACTCTGCATTTGAAGTGCGCTGCCCGAACAAAAACTTCTTTCCGCCAGCTTCATCGATGACCTGACAACCCACCAATCTGCCATCGACACGCATTGGGATTAGTAAATAGTGGAGGCCATCGAGGACATAGATATTGCCCTCCTCTTCCTCAAAACCCTTGGCCTTCAGGTATGGGTGCCGCCCATAGCCGGACTGCTTGAGCATCGATGCCGCCTTGTTAGCCGCATCCTTTTGCATGAGGAGGCGATCATCATCTGCCTTGCGTGCGAGCTTAACGAACTTGTCTGAGTTGGTATTGTTACCATCGCTCTTCCATACTGATACTTCCACATCAGTAGCGTGGTTCTGCACAAAGCCGTGATCACCCATGAACTTGACGGCGCCATTTCTTTTGCGTGGTTTATCCTGAGTTGGATATCTTTTCCACACCCCGACTGGCGGGTAATGATCGAGGAGGATGCCGTGTGCAGCACAAAAGTTTAGGAAGTCCATTAACGCTTACCCCTCTTGATCGCCCGAATGTAGGCCCTCTTCTTAGCTTCGACAAACTTAGTTACCTCCATGCTTGGCATGCTGACGTTGTCGCTCAGGTTCATAGGCCAAACCCCAAACTTATCTTTGTAAGTATGAGCCGCCCAACCTGGGGACTTGCCTTCGTTGGCTACAAACCATTGGAGTTGTGACCACCACACCTGTTTGTTGGCGCGCGACATCATTGCTAGCTCTTCCATTTCTCCTGGAAGCACAGACAAAACATTCTTTCTCTCTTTGACAAAGCCGCAATGCGAGCAGGACTCTGCATGCCGAGGCATATAGGCCTGACACTTGGGGCACTTGGCCTCCTGCTTTTCCTTCTCTGTTGGTTCTTTCTTTGCCTTCTCTTTGCCGTCATCTAATGAATGAACGCCGTTCTCATAGACATCCTCCCAGTCTTCACGAAAGCGGAGGTAGTTACCTGAGTGATCTAACCACACGGCATACGGCTTGTCGTCTGGGTTTGCCTGATTGCTCCGCATCACACGACCCATCTGCTGAATGTGGGAAGACAAAGACTTGCTGAATGGGCGGGCTGATACGCCGATCATTACGTCAGGCACATCAAACCCCTTGGTCAGGATATCTGTGGCAATCAAGCCATGGATTTCTGTATCAGGCTTGGCAAAGTCTTCAATGACCTGCTTCTTAAACTCATCATCATCTTTGTAGCTGATAGAGATAAAGTTATAGCCCTGCTCTGCGAACTTACGCATGAGATCGGTGCCATGGTTTACGCCCGAGCAAAAGACAATGGTTTTGCGTGGACGATTAAAGATCTGATGTGTAAGCTTGATCCACTCTGTAACGATGTCGCCCGTGATCTGCATGCCACGCTTGGTAGCTTCACCCTGCGACCATTCGCCGGCAACTTTCTTTGCGCCAGTCATGTCAATCTCTTTGGCAACGAATACCTTCAGTGGCACAAGCACACCCTGATCCACCAAATGTTTGGTGGTAACCGAAGACACCACATGATCATAGACCCGACCCAGCCCCTTGGTGAAAGGAGTGGCGGTCAGGCCTATGACCTTAACGTCAGGATTATTCTTGATGAACTCAATTGTTTGCTCTCTGGTCTGGTGGCATTCATCAACGATCAGAAGCTGAAGACCAGGAAAATCACCACGCTTTTCTAGCGTCTGAGCAGAGCAGACTTGGATGTTTTCATAGGGTCTAAACCTCCAATGACCTGACTGCAATACGCCATGCTCGATGCTGTACTTCTCAAGACGCTGACTTGTTTGATCGCATAGAACAATACGATCCAAGATCATTGCCGCCTTGTTGCCCTTCTCTTTTGTGGCACGCAATAGCTCGATGGCCATCTCTGTTTTGCCTGCGCCTGTGGGTGCGTAAAGTATTTGACTACGTAGTCCTGCTGCAAATCCTTTGCGAAGACTATCCAAGATATGGGACTGATAGCCCCTGAGTTTTAGTGACATAGGAATTCCTCTACTGGGACACAAGCCCCCCAGCTTGGGCTATGGATTACTTGGCTTTCAATTGCTTTTGCAAATAAGTCACTTGCTTTTTAAGCTGAGCGTTCTCTGCTTGGAATTGATCACGGCTAATCTTCACAGAGTTCAGCTCAATCGTTAGTTGCCAGACCTCATCTCGAAGCTCGGCAATTATTCTGCCGGCAAGATCAGGATCTGCTGAACCTTTGACGGCCAACTGGTCTGATAACTTCTCATTCTCTTGAACCAAGAAGTCGATAGCTTCCTGTTGCTTGCCGTCATCGGCAGGAGTAGCAGGAATAGCAGTAGCAGGAAGCTCAAACGTTTTTTCTGCTTTTGGAGGCTTGGTCGTGCGGGTTCTGACCTCGCCATCTTTGTCAAAGAACTTAACCTTCTCAGGCACCTTGCCAATACGCAACTTTGCAACTGTTACATGGGATACATCGCAGATGCGACCGATCTGACGATTGCTAAATCCGCTCCATTCAAAGTCATCACACAACTCTTTGGCATTGTTAAGCTTGTCCTGCAAAGTAGGAGGTAAACCATGGTTGTTGTTCGCACTCTTGCTATACAGGATGGCATCACGCAACAAGCCATTGGTAATCTTGCACTTGATCGAAGCCTTGCCAAGCTTGCGGGTGGCGTGGTAGCGGTGGAAACCATCGGCTAACCAGTACTCTTTGCCGTCAAAGAAGATGGTGACCGCATCATATTCCACCTCCTCTTTCATCTTTTCGTAGATCTCTTCAACGTAATTCTGATCTATTTTCAAACGTGACTGGGTGCCGCCAGAGATGTTGATGACATCAACAGACAGACTCTTTGGTGTAAATACTATTTTTGTTGGGTCGTAATTCATTTATTTTCCTTGTTAGATATGTAGCCAAGATAGAAATATCTCCACTTGGTTTGTATGTTGGATGACTTGTATCTGGTCGTGCCCCACTCATAACTTAGGCCTCGCAGCGCCAAGATCTCTTCGAATCTTTGGCGTATCTCTTCGACTTGGTTCTTTGGCTTTAGCGACATAAGACTAAGCCCACAAGTAAACCTATAAAAAAGGTAATCCACGGAATCAATATGATGTCAGTGTCAACCTCGAACTTGTTCGGACCCTCCATCCATTCAAAATAGTCCTTGGGAAAAGCCTCCTGCATGGTGCGTGGAAACCGGCGTTCTGTATCGTTCATCTTCTCTCCTTTGTAAATAGGTGCAACTAATTATACATAATGTTAACTAGTTTGCGCGCCTTTGTGTTTATTTTTTTGCAGGTGTACCAAAAGCACGATCACGCAGCCACTTAACGGCAATCCATTTAACCCCCGCTTTAACTGGTGTACCTCCATGTAAAGTGAGCTCGTCTCTGTCGGCCTTTGGATATCTAAACAGTAATGCGTTACCCATTACGGCGGGAACTTCTATCTTGGCATCAGGGAAAGTGGTCTGGCCACCATCCTCAGGCGTGCTTAGGTACATCAAAAAGGTAGCAACACGTTGGCCATTGCTCTTAATTTTTTCATCAAAGTCTTCACGCTTGGGATTGAAGTAGTCATAGTGAGGCTTGTACTCTTCGCCAACTTCGTATCTAGATATCTGAAGTGCTTCCCCGTTCTCGATGGGTATGCCAGTCAACATGCTGATGTGCTGTTCAATACGCTCAATCAATGGCGAACTACCACGCCCCAAGAATGTGCCTGAGTTTGTTCTCGCTTCGTGAAGCATGGCCTTACCGCCCACGCCGACCACCTTTGATTTGTTTAGCGACTTACTAGCCTCATCAATCAGCTCCTTACAATCTTGCTCAGATAGAAAGTTTGTAAACAACGACATGTTGGGAACCTTGACAGTCAGTGCCACTTGCGGCTTAGCAGGTGGAGGCATGGACATGCTTACACCCATAGCATTGACATACATTGCACACTCTTTGAATGCCTCCAGCTTGCCCTCCGTCCAAATGATGTGGCGTGAAAGTACAGTGGATAGATCTATGTTTTGCATGATTGGTGCCGTGCTTATTGTTGGTAATTGTGGTGCCGCCTTGGCTTTCTCTGCTGCAACAAAATCATCTAGAACTTTGGCAGACTCTTTAAAGGCTACCTTTATCTTTTCTTTCTGTTCATCTGAAGCAATGTCAGACTTGCCTGTTTCTAGTTGCCGGCAAAACATAGGATAGGGTAGCCATATCTTTTTCCTGTGCTTCATAGCAAGATTGTTATCGCAACCGGTATTCCATTCCGTCTGAGCCGCAAAGTCAATCATGGTTTTAGCTGATTGTTTTGTATGCACAACGAACTGAGTACACACACTCCAGTCACACTCAATGATGAATGGATCGTAAGAAACAATCCTGGTCGGCTTTACATATACGCCGCCGCCAGAGAAAAAATCCCACTCACCCATATGTTCGGCCAAATACTTCCTGTACTTTTCCCATCTGGCTTCGAATGCCTCCGGTGAAGACAGCAACTCGCAGTCATCTTCAAGAACGACATACATGCCTACGTTGTCTTTGTCCTGAGAAATAAGCTGACTGAGCAGGGCGCCATGTGACTTCAGGCAACCTACCCAACCACCCTTGGGGTGAGTTAGAGCATTGAATCGTTTTAAAGCAAAGGAGGGAAACGATTCGGCTATGTGCTTCCAACGATCCTTCCTATGCTCAAGGTTAATAACGTTGAAGTTCATTTCTTAAGGCTCCGCACATAGGCCGCAAAGCTTGCCGTTGTATCTCCGCCATTCTTCATGGCCTCAAACTTTTTAGCCACCTCTTCTAAGGTATTGTTGCGGATCTTGTTGGTGATGGGATCAAGCTGACGTTGGATCATCTGCCTTTTGCGCCAGCCCAAAGCCTTCTCCCAGATGTTAAGTTCTGCTTCGCTCATGTATTCTTCTCCTTGAGTTTGGCTTCAATAGCATCTGCAAACTTCACCCAAAATGGTTTGCCGCCCACAATCTGTTTTACTTGGTCGTACACAAAAGATTGATCCTCGTTTGTCAATCCTTTCCAAGG